CCGGAATAGTGTGAACCCGGGTCGGCATCAGGCGACAGCTGGACGAGGCGGCGGCCCGTCGGATCGACGTAGTGGTGTTCGTTCACGGCGATCGACCCGTAGGGGGCTTCGTGTGCACCGTTGGTGTACGCCACCAGGTCCAGGATCTCTTCCCCGTAATGGTCGAGGCGCCGGCCACGGTCCGAGCCTTTCATCAGGGACGGGTCGTTGAACAGGGTGTCGTTCGACCAGAACCTCTTTGGCATCAGCACTGCCTTCTGTGGCAGGAACCTGTTGCGCCGGATCAGGCCACTGGCCTGGGCCATCGTCTCAGAGAACATCGCCCCTCGAGCCAGCTCGGAGAACATCTGCGAATGCTTGAGGTAGGCGACCACCTCGCCGTGACGGTTGAACGTGTTCCCGAGGCCGGCATGGCCGAAGAAGTCGTGGACCGCTCGGAACATGTCGTTCTCACGATTCGACATGTACGGATGCGAACCGGTTGTCTCCGTAGACATGACCCGCAGGGTCTTGTTGTCTCTAATGTCTCGCATCATGGCGGCCGGTCCGCCCCTCTTGTACGGGTCTTTGGCCTGCACGATGATGTTGATTCCGAGGTCGTCAACGATGAAGTTGTACTGGACTTCGACCTCCTGGACGAACCGGCGGTACGCCCGGTGGGTGGCCCGACGTTCCCTCGCCGACGGGTTCACGGGGGCCGCTTCGTAAGCCCTTGTGATCTCTTCGGCACGAACCGGGTCGAACACGGTTCGCCGGCCAGCGATCGGCGACTCCAGTGTGGTACCCATCCGTGCCTGCTGTTTGATGCCACGGGGGACATGGAGGCCAAGGGTTCGACCGTGGGCGTCGATGAACGCCATGGCACCCCTGGCAGATATGTCCTGGGCCATGCCCCGGTGGGGGCGGGGTTCGTTCAGGACCACCATGGCATGGTTCAATGACTGGGCATCCTCGAACGACAGCACCAACCGGACCCGATTCTTTTCAAGGCTGACCGTGGGTTTGATTAGGTCCGGGTCCAGGCCGGCTTCGATGACTGCGTTCCGGGACCAGTATTCCTGTCCCTTGTGTACCCACACGCTGGCCGACCCGTTGTGTGCCGGTTCGATCTGGTGGGTGAACTTGATACCCCTCGCTGAAAGGATGGCAATCGTCTCGGTGTGCCCTGGCAGGGCCCGTGGTGAGCCGTCGTCTGCGAACTTGGAGGCTGAAATGCCGATGTGGCGACCGTCCTCGAACAGGAGTGCCCGATGGCCGGGCGTTTCGATCCGTTGCCCGGTCAATCCTCGCCGGCCACCAGTCTTGTCTCGCATCGCATCGTTCAACAGCTCGAGATGGATCTCGACGTCGGCGATGGCTGCGCCGACCTTTGGACGCATGATCTGCCCGTCTTCCGTCCAACCCACAGAGTGGTACATGTTGCGGTGCGTCTGTACCGCCCCTGGCGGGGCTACCACGAACATGCCGTTCTCGGTCATTGACAGGGCGACGGCGTATTCCGGGACGGCGCCGGCCTGGGTCAACCCGCCTGGGGTGACCGTGCCGGACTGCGTGTAGAGGGCGGCGGGCTTGTGGCGGCCCGTCATCTTCTCTGCGGTGAGGAACACCCCCCGGCTCCCCCGGGCGACGGTAGTAAAGGACATGTTCGACGGGAGGGGGTTGACGGCAAAGTTTATGAGCCGTGGGTCGAACACCTGGTTGGAGCCCACGCCTTCTATGAACAGCCTCGGAAGGTGGATCTGCTTGCCGGTTTCGGGGACGAGATGCCTGTACCCGATGGTCACGCCCCGCCATTCCCGCCACTGGATCCACAGCATGGCTTGCACCTCTGATGGGGACAGGAAGCGTTTCACGCCACCAACCATCTGCGGGCCGATAGCGACCGAGGTGGCTTCCAAAGCTCTACCAACCATCGGATAAACCGAATCGGCAAACGAACCGGACGGATTGAACGACGATCCAAACGCCAGGTTGATGATGTGCCGGTCAAGGACCCTGGGGACGTCCATGCCTAGTGCCTTGAACATGCCGGCAGCTTCGGAGTCCGGGATCAACCCCACGCTCATCCCGTAGACCAGCGCCGCCTGCTTGATCGAATCGTCGGCTGACGAGTTGAGGATCGCCAGGGCGAAGTTGGGTTCCTTCAATGCCTTCCCCCTGGAAAGCATTCCAACAAAATGGGCTCGGATCTGCTCGTCGGGAACGGCGTGGAGGACCATGATGCTGACAGCCTCTTTCAGGGTCAGCTTCACGCCCATCGCCTTCATGCCGGCATGCAACTGTTTAGCATCAGCCGCAGGGTTCTCCCGGAGGTACGCCAGCACGGTGATCGCCTTGTCGACGTTGGCCTCCCACCGTTGGCCGGCCGAGGTCAGGGCAGCAACCCCGGTAACCCGGTCGCCGTTGAAGCCGTGGAAGGCGCCCATGGCGAGGGCCTCCTGGTAGGTGTCCCGGTAGAAGTCAACGGCGGCCACCGAGGTCGCAGAGGGGTCGGCCTGGAGGCGGTTCTTGCCCAACACCCCTGAGGTTTGCAACGCCTCGATGTTGCGATGAACCTGGTCGTCCCAAAACCGGACCATGATCTCCGTCATGTGGAGGGTCATGGCTTCTTCCGAATGTCTCGCCATCGACTCGAAACGGTGTACGAGTTGACGTTCGGTCAGCGTTCCAGCCGCCACACCGTCCCAGGCAACCGGTGCCAGGGCGACACCCTGGTGGCGGCCACCGAGGTGCACGCCGACGACGGCGTACCGGAGGTCGCCGTACAACGCCATCTGTGGGTGGCCGATCGAAGCGGTCAACGTGGCGTGCTCGATGACGCCGGCAGTCAGGTCGTTCAGCTCCTTGATGGTGAGAGTCTCACCGGCCTTCATCCGTGCCCAAAGGGTGGGCACGTCGGCAAAGCCACCTTCGACGGTTAGGAGATTACGGCGGGCCATCGTGTCAAACTTGGAGAGCTCCATGCCGGTCGCTGTCACCCGGACGACCCCGGGGCTCATTCCCGGCTCCAGGATGCTCGCCCTGTAACCGGGGAGCCGGTTCACGAGGGCGTCGCCGAGACCATGGAGGAACTCCTCGACCTGGACGGCGTTCTGGCGACGGATCGGCTGCCACCTGGGCTGGGGGAGAGTCACCCCGTCGACCACGTCGACCCGGCGGCCGTGGATGGCGGCCCTGAGCATGGCGAACCGGGCGGCTTCGTCGAAGTTGTTGTTGATGCCGTTCAGCGCCACCATCAACTGTTGGGACAGGTCACTCGTCGTCGGGATGATCCCGCCGGCAACGACCGGGCTGTCAAAGACGCCGGACAGGGCGGACAGGTCGTCAGGGTCCAGGTACCTCGACACGACCGGGACGACGTCCGGCGATGGGGGGGACTGACGCCCTGGTGTCAACGCATTGGCACGGGCCGGCATGGGCAAACCAATAACGCCGGCAAGATGAGCGGTCCCGGCAACGCCGGCCAGGGGCGCACCGGCGACCCCGACGACGCCCAGGGCTTTGGTCAGCCAGTCGGTGGGGCCAGAAAGCAGCTCTCGGCCCATCCGAAAGCCCTGGATCTCGCCGAGGCCGGGGGTTACGAAAGATGCTTCGGTGCCGACATCCTTGAGGGTGGCGAACAGGTCCTCGGTGGAGAACGTGCCGTCATCCCTGGTCCTTTCTGCGGCCAGGACCCCGGCGAATGCACCGGGGACCATCATCCCGGCTAGCTCAAGGCCGCCCTGGACTAGGCCCTTCTGCTTGATCGGGTCAAGGATCCCGCCTGCCGGGACTTCTTCCTCTTCTTCGTCGGGCAGGGTTCCGACGAGGCCGCCCACGCCGCCCATGGTTACCGCCTGCCTTCTATCAGGGCGTCCCTGACCAGCAGCGCCCATTCACGGGTCTCACCGGAGACATCCGGGTGTGTGGTCAAAGCGTCGAGGATCGCCAGGCGCTGCTGGTCGGCAGCCTGGTGGCGAGGGGGTGAAGGTGTGCCACCCTGGACGAGAGGCTGGCCCAGTGGAACGTCTGGCCGGTCGGTTGGGCCCATCAGGGCGGCGGGGATACCGGTCGGGCCTTGCTGCGGGCGGCGGCCGGCTGGCGGGGCGGCAACAGGGCCAGGCTGGCCGGTCCCTTGTGATCCTGGGGGCCCCATCGGTGGTAGAGACTGGCGGAGCCGGCTCAAGTCCGCCTTCTCACCGTAGGTGCCGCTCTCCGGCTCGTTCACCGACGTGTCAGCCGTCGGGGTCTTCTCAAGCTCTGGTACGTCGGCCATTACTGGCAGCTCTCACACGTCTCAGGGTTCTCAAGGTCACACTGTGCTTCGATGACCTCGTCATCGTCGAACATGGGACCCAGCAGGACCTGGGGGGTTACGTCAGGCCAGGGCATCAGCCGGTCACCTGTGATCCGAGCATGCCGCCTTCACCGGCTGGCGTTCCAAGGCGGGCCAGGATCTCGGCGCCCTCGGGCGCCGGTGGTGGGGCGACGCCGGTGCCGCCGCCAGGGCCCGGAGGAGGGGGTTGCATCCCGGGTTGGACTGGCGGACCAAGACCGGTCTCGACCTGGTTTTGGGCCAGCTCCTCTTCCGGCTTCACGATGTATTCCTCGAAGAGGTCAAACAGGTCGTCGCCCTTCTCCCTGGCACGGGCGATCTCGACGAGGGCCCTGTTCGGGATCATTCCCACCTCGATTCCCTGGAGGAGCTTGGCGAGGGCCATGCCCCGGAACTTCTCCGTGTCGAGGCGGGACCGTTCCCGGCCCACATCGGTCAAACCGTCGATGTTCTCCTGGACGAACTCCTTGGACACGAACTCGGCCTGCGAGTATTGGATGTGGAGGACCGCTGACTGTGCAGGGTCCCGGCCCAGGCCGAGGCCGTACTCCACCCGGAGACGATGCGACGTGTCAATGTCCGTTTTCGGGTTGTACTCCGTGAGGAACTCTTGGTTGCGGAGGATGCCGGCAGCGGTCTTCGTCCCAGGGAAGTACGCCCTGTCGACCTCTAGGGCGATACGGAGGGCCCGTTCCAGCTGGCGTTGCATGATCTGGTGGTAGGTGCGGATCGCCGTGTTCATCATCCCGGCGGACGCCTCAAGGAACTTCGCCGAGGCGATCGACTGGTCGATCTCGCCAGGGCGGGACTTCGGCCAACGGCCACCAACGTGGATGCCGTCGACAAGGGCGTGCAGATCAGCCTGGACATTCAGGGACGACACGGCCGGCGGTACCCGGCCGATCGCACCCTGCGGGCCAAGCTCGATGAACGAACCGCCACCGTAGGGCATCTCCCCGATCAGGTCCTTCACGAAAATGTCCGAGTAGACGGCCTGGTCGGCATAGTCGAGGATCAGGCCCATCAGGCGGATGTGGGCCTCGAGGAGGCCGATGACCTGATCGAACTGGCCTCGGATCTCACCATCGAGGGAGATCCTCGAACCGATCACAACCGGGCAGATCCCGACCTTGTTCTCGATCCGGTCCAGGAGGATCGGGTACGGGATGTCGTCCCGGTCATGGTAGGCGACGATCCCAGCCGTCGACGCCGTGTACAGGCCGGCAAGGACGTACTCGTCCTCGTCGTAGTACTCGACCAAGACGACCTTGGCGTTCTCGTCCGGGGCTTCCGCCTTGGTGTCCTGGCCGATGAGGTCCCGGATCTTGTCCTGGTACTCGACGGGGAGCTGGGTGAAGTACACCTCCCTGGCGAACATGCAGCGGCGGACCTCGTCACCGGGACGGAACCCTGGTTCCGGGTAGCACTGCCGTGGGTCCCGGCGCTCGATCAGCGGGATCCGCTGCTCGAAGTCGGGGGTGACCGTCCACACCGACATGCCGTAGGCGCCCTTGTCCATGACCGAACGGGGGATCAGCATGTCGATCTTATTGACGTCCATGTACGACACGGCGATCTGCTCCATCGAGCGGGCCGTGGCCTTAGCAGACTTCGAGGGCTTGTCAGGTTGGACACGGACGGTCGGCACCAGAGACGCCGACTCGGCAGTGTCCTCCAGGGCCACCTGGATCAGGTTCGGCGAACGGGAATCCACCGACTCCTCGTCCGGGTCGAAGACGTCAAAGTCACCAGCGCAGACCCGGTCGATCGTTTCCATGCGGACATCACGGTCGTAATGCCGGGACCGCCACTGGGCATACATCGCCGGCAGGCGGTCGAGATCCAACATCAGGTGCGGGCCTGTATGGCGATGTCCAGGAGGGTGTGCTCGATGTGTGTCATGGGTCGTCCGGTTTTCACCTCAAACGCCCGCTCCCGGACCTCGGCCTCTGTGGCCGTGGACGGCATCGTGAAGTACACGGGCTTGTCGTCTATCAGGGTCCCGCAGACGATCTCGCCGTCGCCTGCCTTCTGGACCGTCTGCTCGAACGCCCGACGGTTGCGAATCTTCTCGAACATAGGTCTCGTCCCCTACCCGACAAGTGTCACCCAGGGGTCCAGATTGTCGGGTCGATGTTCGTCGGTGCCGGACCCTCGGCAGCGTCATACTCCGTGACATCCCCGTGGGGTTGGGCCTGGCCGACTGTCTGCCGGCGGTACCCCCACTGCCCACGAGTCATGTGGCCCGGGCGTTGATCCCGCAAAGCGATCGGTCGAATCTCCTGGTTCTGGAAGTCCACCACCCGCCTACGGCGCTTGATCCGGTTCGGGACCCGCATCCGCTCATGGAACATCGGCAAGTGCGCCCGGTTCAGCAGCTCACGGGCCCCCAGGTCGGCAAACCAGAAAGCCATCACCCTGTCCGACACGTTCCCCATCGGGAAGGCGACCAGCTCCTCGATCAACGGCTGGAATATCTGCGAGGTTGGGGCGTTCCCCCACGGGATCGACACCATGCCGGTCTCCATCAAAGGGGCGAGCGACTCGACACCGAACTGCGGGTCCCACTTGTTGCCATGGGTGTGGTGGGGCACAACCCGCACCCCCCGCTTCGCCAGGTGCTGCACGAGCTCCATGTCGTACTGGACTATCTGAGACTGGACACCGTTCGATTCGACCCGCCACTCGAACAACGGGTACCGGTCCGTCCAGTCCAGGATCTGGTCCTTCATCTGAGGGGCCTTCATCGACTTCACAGCCAACGAATCCACCAGGTACCGTTTGCCGGTCACAGGGTCGATGCCCAACAGGGTGAACGCCGTGTACCCCGACCCTTTATTACCCCCCGCCGGATCCAGGCCGGCAAACAACCGCCACGTCGGATCAAACTGGCCCCGGACACGGGACGTGTCCTTAGCCATGTCGATCATGTCCTGCGTGAACGACGCCCCCACACCAGGAATGTCGACCTGCTGGTAGATGAGCTGGAAGTCAGCTGGCCGCATCTCCGACCGGTGGATCAGGGCCTGCTCATACGGGAAGTGCTCCGGCCACAACGTGGCCTCCGTCTCATCATCCATGATGCACGGGTAACGAAGGACCTTGTACCCGGTCCGGGTCGACAAGGACGAATACACGTCCCCAGGGTTCACCCTGGTACCGATCCAGATCGCCCGGCCCCTCTTCCCAATCCTCGAAAGGGCCTCCTTGTCGAACCACTCGAGCATCCCCGCCACCCGGTCAGGATTACGTTGGTTATCCAACGTCGCCACATCGTCGAACTTGATGACATCACAACGCCGGCCATAAATCTGCTGGCCGACACCCAGGGCCGCCACAGTCGGATCCTTCTCCGCCGTCGTCCTACCAGAGACGTAAATCTGCTCCGACGACCACTGCGACTGACCGTCCGCCTTGAACGGGCCCCAATCCACAATCGGATTCGGACCATCCCCGTACAGGTCATGGTTCTGGAGCATCTCAGAGATCGAATGCATGAACGTCCGAGCAAACGGAAGGCTCTTCGACACCAGCAACGTCCGCAGGTTCGGATCCCGGCAAATGTCATACACCGTGTGCCACACCGTCACCAGCGTCGACTTCGAGTGGTACGGCGGGATGTTTATCAACACCCGGCGGTAGTCACCGGTCACCGCCTCGGCAATAGCGTGATGAAACCCCGGGGTCTCGTGATGCACTCCGCAGTCCGGGCACATCCAGCCTTGCAGGTACCGGTCGACGAACTCGGTGAAGGTCCCGATGCGGCGCTTCTCGTTGATGCCGAGGGGGCCGACGGCAGCTTGGGCTTTCGCTTCGTCGACCCGGACGGTCCGCTTCTCCCGTTCCTTCTTGAGGCGACCTGAGAGGTGCTGGCGGGAGATGCCGTACTCGGCTGCGGCGTCGGATTGGGTCCACGCCTGGTTCATCACCCGGTCGATGGCGCCCTTGTACAGGCGGTCCTTCGACCAGGTCTCGTACTTCTTCAAGCGTGGTTTGCCCATCCATCCCCCCACCCGGGCCGAGTCGACTATGCTCGGGTGAAGAGTGCACGGCCGGGTACTGACAGTGATGCGAGCCCCCGGTACAACCCATCGTTTCGGCGCCCCGTACCCCGAGCCACTCGCAGGCTGGTCGGGAAGGGCTTTCACCGAAACCGGTCGGCTTAGTTCGTTGTCTAAGGGTCATAGGCGTCAACGGCCTATCAAAAAACGGTTGGGGTGCACGGGAGGGGGGTTTAGGCCCCTGCCTGGCCGGCAGTGGCACCCCCCAGGGTGACGGTGCCGGCCTCAGGCCCCTCCCCCCACAACCTAAGACGAAGAACAGACACCCCCAGCCGACCAGGACCCGCCGAGCTGCGTTGTCGTTTTGTCGGCGACTCCCTGGAGTACCTTTCCCCTCCCCCCCACACGGCGATCTTATGGACCCCGGTCCCGGGGGGTCGTCGTGGCCGGTCGCTGGTGGCAGGATCCGCAGGTCGGGTGCCGATTCCGGGCCGGGGCAGCGGGCTGGCCGTTGCGTTCCGCCTAGCCGGGGCTGTGTGGGCCCTGCTGGCGCTGGCCGGGCTGGCCGGGGGGGGATGACCCGGGCCCGCCTGCTCAATGAGGTGCTCGATGGGGCGGCGGCGAGGTGGGTGTCGGGTCGAGCACCGGTGGGCTGGCCGCTGTGCCCGGGGTGGTGGTGGTGGCTGGTGGGCTGGCCGTGCAGGGCTGTGACCTGCGTGTTTGGTGTGTTGTTAGGTGTGCCTAACGATCTCGAGGGCTGTTTTGGGCCTGTTTGGGCGCTGTAATGAACCTGTAACACGGGTGCTGTGACCTGCACGTTTGTGCCCTTTTGTGCCCTTTTGTGGTGGGGGTGCCACCACTTCGGTCTCGGGGGTGATTAGACCGGGTCCTGCCCCAGCACCACCGGGGCGGGCCCCGGCCCGGTTCTGCCGGCAGCGGGGTTCGAAGTCGACCGGGGGAGACCCGCCCAGCAGAGGGCGCCACTCCTAGCCAGCCCCAAGGGGCGAGGCGGGCCCGGCAGGTCAGCACCAGACCACATGGTGAGTCTCGGCAGGAGGTGGTGCCCCTGTCGACTAGGCCCTCCCGGGCCAGCCGCCTCCAACGAGGTGGAGCCCCGGGGCATGGCTGGCATATCTCCTCCTCGTCGACGTCTTCAAGGCGTCCTGATGAGACCTCAGACAAGGTCGAAACGAGGAGAGCAACATGAACGAGAACGACATCATCACCGCCCGGGACATCATCAAGAACACGGTCGCCGTCCAGAACGTGGACGGCACCCTTGAGGTCCACCGGCTCGGATGCCGGGACCTCGCCTCGAAGCGGTCGCAGGGCCGGGTCGACAGCGAGTGGACCGTCGACGTGCCGCTGGGATGGAGCATCGAGAAGGCCGTCGGGGTCGACATCGCAGACAGCGGTTTCGCTTCCGACGAGGGCCTGACTGGTGAGGAATACTTCGCCAAGTACGGCTGGGACATCAAGTGCCTGCCATGCTCGTCGAAGAAGTCGGCTTGAGTCGAAACCCCCTGACGGGGGTCTGTTCGGGATGGGTTCCCGGGCACTGATGAGACAACCCACGAGGAGAGACATGTTCACATTCGGAATCATCGACAACGGTGTTCTCCTGCTCTGCCTGCTGGTGGGGCTGGACCTCGACCAGTACATCCCGATCCCTCGCCGGTACCGCTCAAAGGCGGCCGGTGCGGCCATCGGTGCTCTGGTCGGGAACGCAATCTCGGACGGTCTGGCCGGGCTCTCGCAGGGCATCGGTCCGGCCATCGAGGTCACTGTCGGATGTCTGGCTGTGCTGGTCCTGTTGCCCGTCGTTCTGCGGCGTGCGGCGAAGACCCAGGTGCAGTCCTGAGGCGTCGAAACCCCTTCGGGGGTCCGGGTGTAGGTGGCTCCTACCCCGCTGATGAGACAAGCCAAACGAGGAGAGAACCATGAGCAACTGTGACGTGGACCGCTGGCCGTTGTGCTGCAAGAAGCACCGGCTCGAGGTCCAAGCAGAGATGGCAGCAGACGCTGTCGCCGCCGCTGCCCGGGAGAACAAGTGCACATGGCTGGTTCTGGCGCCCACCGACTTCGGTGACACGTCCGACCCGGCGATGTACGACGACGAGACCGGCGAGTGGATGGGCGGCTACCCGGACTCCCCAAGCGACCTCTACACCGAGGTCGAGTGTGGAGCCAAGGTCACCCACCATGTGGATGCCAACGGGTCCAAGGGGTGGTCGTGTGAGTTCGGCCATCACCACTGGGAGTACGGCTCGCCCAACCAGCAGGCAGAGGAGTTCGACGAGTGGCTGCACGAGCGCCACGAGGCGAGGTCCGGCGGTGGCTGGGACTGAGCAGAAAGGAACCGAAACCCCCCCCGGGGGGTCGGTGGGGGACTGGCCGTCCCCGCCCTGATGAGGTAGGCCCAAACGAGGAGAGAACCATGAAGACCGAACCGAACTGGAAGATCGAGCCGAAACACTACGACTCGTTCTCGGGTGGCAACACCTACGGGCTGGACGAGAACAACTCGCTCTGGCTGGTGGCCTACGTCACCCAGTCGTGGGTCGACTTCCTAGTCGACTTCGACGGCAACACCGACGGTGCGAAGGTCGGAGACTTTGACGGCTGTCAGGTCGGCGACGTGTGGGATGCAGACAACATCCTGCTCGCTGTCGACGAGGCCGAGTTGGAGGCCGCCGCACTGCTGGCACAGGCCAAGCAGGAGTTTGGATTCTGAATGTCGAAACCCCCTCCGGGGGGTCGGCGTGGGATGGGTTCCCACGTCCTGATGAGACAACCCAAACGAGGAGAGCAACATGGACATCACGGTGCACAGGTTTGCACGGTCGTTGGTCAGGTCGCAGGTGGCCCGACTGGTCCTCTGCGACTACGGCGATTACCTCACGATCTTCCCCGATCGTGTGGAGCAGCCGTCGGCGTGGAACGAGGACGACGAGGCGTTTGACGACGCCCGCCGCACCCTCGCCCACCTGATCGGTACCGCCATCGACCAAGCGGGCTACGCCATCGACTACGGCGAGCCCGGTGCACGAAACGACCAGCGGCAGTTGTATCGGCTGCTGGCGGCGGTCGACCTGACCGAACGGGAGTGCGACGTTCCGATCATGTGAGTCGAAACCCCCTCCGGGGGGTCGTCCGGGAATGGACTCCCGGGCCTGATGAGACAGTCCAACCAACAACGAGGAGAGACAACATGAACACGACAGCAACAGTCGTCGACCCGTGCATCGAGTGCGGCCTGTCGACGGCGTTCGGTTCCGGCAGGTTCGTCAATCGGCTCCCGGCCGACGGCGGCTGGTGGTGCATCGAGTGCATCGGTTCAGTCTTCGACTGCGACCGGTGTGGCGAGGCCATCCCGTTCGACGAGGACGTGATTGTCGAGGCCATTCTCGGCGTCGAGTGCGACGCAGACAACTTGAACAACCCTCGCAGCGCCGAAGGTGTGCGAGTTGGCCCGTGCTGCGCCCCGACCGACTGAGCAAGTCGAAACCCCCTCACGGGGGTCGGTGTGGTGTGAGAGACCACGCCCTGATGAGACATCTCGAACCAACGAGGAGAGACACATGACAACAATCCCCGAACCCATCACCGAACTGGTGCTCGACCGTAAGGTCGTGCACCGGCTGGCCCGGAACCTGATCTCGTTCTACGAGCAGGACCCGCTGGCCCACCGGCTGGTCGGCGGCAAGGCCAAGGCGTCATTCGCCTCGGCTCTGACCGCCTACACCTACGCCTTGGAGTTGATCGGGCTCCCGAACCACGGGACCCGGTTTGCACTCCTGCTCACGGTGCAGGACGTGTTTGCCCGCCATGCGGGCATCCACTACAAGAGCCCGAACATCAAGTTGGCGGCCATCGCCGAAGAAGTTACCGATCGGCTGATGGGGATCACCACTGCCGACTTCCCCGAAGGTCTGGCACCCGATGAGGTGCCTGCCTTCCTGCGATGAGTCGAAACACCCCTTCGGGGGTGTCGACGGGATCTGACCACCCCGTCCTGATGAGACAGGTCAACAACCAACAACGAGGAGAGAGCAACATGAACATCACCAATCACGACCTCATCGAGACCGTGGTCCGGGCTGGACTCTGGTTCAGGTTCAGGTCCGACAGGGAGAACTTCCTGCCGGTGTGGCCTGAGCAGATCCTGCCACTACGGGCGGACGGCCCGTGGGGCCCGGTGGTCGAGGTGGTCGACAATCCTGACCACCACATCGACGGCGAGTACTGCAAGTGGGTATTCGCCGAACCGGTGGACGTCCACCGGTTCCTCCACAGCGACGCCAAAGTCGTCTCCGTGTACGTCACCTCCCATGGGGGCGGCGGACCTGAGGAGGGCGGCTGGAGTTGGGACCGTCACGATCTGGTGGCGGTCTTCGAGATCCCGGACGGTCCGTACTGGGACGTGTGCGCCGAGATAGCCCAGGATGCGATAGCCCGGGATGCGGCGGACAAGTGGATCGAGGATCACCCGGAGCGGAACGACCCGGACTTCACGGCCTACGCCACCGAAGAGCGGATCATCGGACATGAGCAGACCATTGGAGGTCGGCACTACGCCTGACCCCCACCCCTGACCAGCAGGCACCCGTGTGCGAGCCACGGGCAGGGACGATCCCCACCACCCGGTGGGGGCAGCAACAACGAGGAGAGAACCATGAACATGAAAGATCACCCCTCGACATGGACAGCGATGCGCTGCGCCAACGAGGCCCTCACGTCGCTCCGACAGCAACACGTCGAAGCGGTTTACACAGACAGGGAAGGCGATGTGGTCGCTGCTGGGAATGTCGTCCTTCTGGCTAACGCCGGAGCGGACTACCTGACCGGTGTCGTCACCGACGTTCTGGAGCGGATCGAATCCGAACCAGACGGCGAACGCTCCGATCAGGCCCATGCCGCAGCCGATGCGTGCATCCCGATCCCGACGTACCAGCAGTGGGACACGTTCCACGACCTGTACGCATGGACCCAGGACCTGACCGAGTTGGGCGGGCCTGAGGATGACATGACCAAAAACGCTACGGCGGCCATCTACATGATCGGCTGCCGGCTGGCGGGTGCGGTCGTCACCGCCCTCGAAGAGGGCTGAGTTCTGGTCGGTCCGCACGCCCATTCCCTATGGCGGACCGGCCACACGGGGCAGGAAAGGTATCGACTGGAGCCACCCAAGGCGCAGGACTTAGCGGTCTGGCGCTGGGAGGCTCCGGGACCCGGGTTCGATTCCCGGCTGCTCCACGATCCCCACCATCAGGTGGGGGCAGCAACAACAACGAGGAGAGAACAATGTTCACCGAAGTGATTACCGAAGACACGCCCACGATCCACTACGGCGCCACGTCACCGTTCCCCGGCCACACTGATGACCGGGTGGCGGGCTACGACGGTCGGTGTCCCGAGTGCGGTGGCCGGGAGATCCAGCAGAGGGCGACCCGGGCCCTGAGCATCGAGCACCGAGAGCCCGGTTGGGCTCTGAGTTCGCTCGACGTCAACTACCCGTGCCGGCTCGAGGTCGAGCGGGGATGTCTGGACCCTGAGTGCGATGCCATATGGGTGGAGTTCTGGCTGTGCAAGCCGACCTTCACGAAGTTGACGTCGCCGGGTCGGAACAAGGACTGACCACAGCACAGAGGGCCCCTCCGGGGGCCCTCGATGGTGCGGTTAGCACCAACCAACTACTACGAGGAGAGCAACATGAACAACAACCGATACGACGAACTCAACCACACGGCCAAGTACCAGATTGACCGGCTCATCGACGCCATCGCCGCTTCCGACGAGGAGGCGGCGTGGCCGAGCGGATTCAACTGGTCGTCCACGGAAAAGGACGGTGCCCGGATCTTCACGGTGTTGGAGATCGCCGCTCGGGTGATCCGCCACAAGATGGAGATCACCCGCTTCCCGAAGCGTGCCCCGTTCCGCTACTACAAGATTGAGGGAGCAGCATGAGCACGCTCCGTACCGTGATCGGCAAGATCAGGGTGGAGCAGGGCCCGATGGGCCACCGCTTCTACCACCTGTCCAAGACCA